TTCCGTGATGCTCTTACTCGACATGTATTTGTTGATGAAAAAGGCAAGACACACACGCAATGTAATGGCCAATTGATGGGTTCTGTTGTTTCATTCCCAGTTCTTTGTATAGCCAACGCAGCGCTCTGTCGATGGACACTTGAGGTGTCATCTGACAAGAGTCTCCAACTCAAGCAATGTCCTTTGCTGGTTAATGGAGATGACTGCGGGCTACGCATTAAACGAACTGGAGTTAAACATTGGAAAGAAATCACTTCTTCGGCTGGACTTGAACCTTCTATAGGCAAGTTTTTTTCTTCACGTGAGTTTTTGCAGATCAATTCTGTCAATTTCAAACGTGTTGAACCATACGAAGTTGTCGGAGAGAGAGCTCGACGACAATGTGTATTTCAAAGAACACCTTTCATCAATCTCGGATTACTCCTCGGAGTGAAACGATCTGGTGCAAAGGTTGGTGTTGACTCTGTCACGAATTCTGTTCGTGATGGTACGATAGGATCGCGTGCTCGTGATCTTATTGAGTCTTCACCCCCGTCTCTTCGTTCAGAAGTGATGAAAAAGTTTATTTCCCATCATATTGAGATCCTGAAGAGTGTTCGGGTTCCATGGTTTGTGCCTGAGTCGTTCGGCGGTGTCGGTCTCCCACTCGTGGAAGGCTACACTGTTTCTGAACTCGACTTGCGAGTTGCCGCGCGTATTCGCGAGCGACCATCGGATTTCCCTGTTGGGAAGATTCCAGGCGAAGCACCATGGCGTGTCCATCGTTTCATTATGGAACGTTTACCGGTACCTGTAGAATTAGGCCTTGGCTCAGCTGAGCATATCGCTGCATTTGATCGTCTTTACGGACTTCTTGCAGTCGATACCCTATTTACAGTGTCGTTCCGAAAGCTTTTCGGAACCGGTGGGCACAACGGTGTTCTAAAACAGAATGAGCGTTCATGGCGTAAAGCCTTATTGAGCGCCGGAAAGGGTCGGCAACTGCCTTCCCCTCTGTCTTTAGACACGCTGTTCCAGCACAGTCAGGACGTTCCGTTCCTGCGGCTATCCATCTCCGAGACGCACCCGCGCCTGGTTGGATGGAAAGCCTATCCCAGTTCCCTAGATTAATACCTAGGGACCGCCTTGCTGGCGGGGCCTCATGTGTCATAGAATTGTCTTCGGACAGCGGACTTTACTTACCGGTGGTGAG